TATATCAAAACTAAAGTCATGGCTAAGGATTTCGCAAAATCGTTTTACAGTTCGAAGCGCTGGCAAGATTGCCGGAACGGTTACGCACGGAGCGTCGGGTTCCTGTGTGAGAACTGTTTACGCCGTGGGATTTATAAGCCGGGGGAAATCGTTCACCATCGAATCGAAATAGATCCGATCACGATTCATAATCCTGAGGTCGCTCTTAATTGGAACAACCTCGAGCTGCTGTGCCGTGAGTGTCACGCCGAGGCACACGACTACCGAGCAAAGGACAGACGTTATACCATCGGAGCCGACGGAAAAATTTTTCTGAAATAATTCCGTGAAACATATCCCCCTATGCCGTGAAACATTACGGCCTACCATAGACCGGCGTGTGAACTCGATTTTTGCATAAACCTCTTGAGACTTAGCCAAAGTTGAGGAGAAACGGGGCGAATATGGCCGGAGTAAGCTGGATCCACACGTACTATCAGGGAATTAAAAACGGGACTTATACCGTCGGACGCTGGATTGAGCAAGTATACGAGTATATTATCCACGGACTCGAAAACAAGGAGTTCTTTTTGGATTTAAAGCGGGCAAACGATGCAATCGAGTATTTCGAAACGCATTGTTTCCATACTGAGGGGCCGTTGGCTCCGGGTAACATCACGCTCGAAGTATGGGAAAAGGCTTTCTATTCTGCCGTATACGGACTCGTAGATGCTAACGGCCTCCGTCAGTTCAGAGAGATCGTTCTCGTTGTCGGACGCAAGAACGGCAAAACAAAGATTGCGTCGAGCGCTGCAAAGTACACGTTCGAACGTGAGGGCGGTTACGGGGCGAGAGTGTTCTGTATCGCTCCAAAACTCGAACAGGCTAATCTCGTTTATAACGACGTGTGGCAGATGGTCACGCTGGATCCTGAGTGGCAAGCGTTACGGGACGAGGTCAAAATGACAGACTCTCGAGGGCGTCTGCTTAATGACGATTCGATGCTGGCTCGTCATAGACAAAGTGAGTTATCCATTCCGGGGACGAACGCCAGCGTTAAAAAGGTCGCATTCTCTGCGAAGAAATCCGACGGTTTCAATCCGTCCCTCTGCATCTGTGACGAGGTCGCAGCGTGGGAGGGTGACAAGGGCCTCAAACAATACGAGGTCATGAAAAGCGGAATGGGGGCACGTCCTGAGGGCTTGCTCCTATCGTGTACGACAGCGGGGTATATCTCCGACGGAATATATGACGAGTTGATCAAGCGGTCGACTCGTTTTTTATTGGGCGACAGTAAAGAACGAAAGCTGCTGCCGTTTCTGTACATGATCGACGACCTCGACAAATGGAACGACATAAACGAGCTGAGGAAAGCTAATCCGAACCTCGGCGTTTCTGTTTCGGTCGACTATATGCTCGAGGAGATAGCGGTCGCAGAGGGGTCACTCTCAAAGCGGGCCGAGTTCATGTGTAAGTATTGCAACATCAAACAGAACAGTTCTCTCGCATGGCTACCAGCGCAGACGATAGAGGCGATCAGCGGAGAGGCGATTGATATAGAGTCGCTCCGGGGATCCTATTGCGTGGCGGGCCTCGACCTCTCGCAGACAACAGACCTGACGGCAGCCGTTGCGGTTATAGAAAAGGCGGACCGTTTAAACGTGATCGCTCACTTTTGGATGCCGTCGGAACGAATCGACGAGGCAACAGATCGGGACGGCGTTCCATATTGGACGTATGTCAAACGGGGGATGTTATCTCTCTCCGGGGACAATTTTGTCGATTATCACGACGTTTATGCGTGGTTCGAGGATTTGGTCAGGGTGCGGGAGATTTACCCGTTAAAGGTCGGTTACGACCGATACAGTTCTCAGTATCTTGTTAAGGATCTCGAGGCGGGCGGTTTCCAATGCGACGACGTGTATCAGGGTGATAATTTGTGGCCCGTTTTGCAAGAGCTGGAGGGGCTTATAAAAGACAACACGCTTTATATAGGCGACAACGATCTGTTAAAAATGCACTTGCTCAACTCAGCGATAAAGATGAGTAACGAGCGTGGGCGTGGTCGCTTAATAAAAATAAATCCGACAAGCCGAATCGACGGCACGGCAGCGTTAACGGACGCAATCTGTGTACGGCAAAAGTGGTACGGCGAAATCGGGCAACAGTTATTGAACGAGTAGAGGGTTAAACAATATGAGTTTATTTGACCGAATATTCCGCCCGGACGAGGCGAAAAAGAGCGACGAGGCACTACGTAATGCCCGCACACTTTTTCAGACTCTGACGGCATATCAGCCCGTTTTCACGAGCTGGGGCGGGGCAATCTATGAGAGCGAAATCGTCAGAGCAGCGATTGATGCAAGGGCGAGACATATCAGCAAGCTAAAAATCGAACTGATTGGTTCCGCTAATCCATCGTTACAGAGCAAGCTGAGGCAAGGCCCGAATCAATGGCAGACTTGGTCGCAGTTCCTCTATAGGGCGTCAACGATTTTGGACGTTACGAATAATTGCTTTATCGTCCCGGTGTTCGACGAGCGGATGATCATAACGGGCCTGTTCCCGGTGCTGCCGTCAATGTGCACATTGGTCGAGTATGACGGCGAGATATGGATTCGCTACCAATTTGCGAACGGGCTTATCGGAGCGGTCGAGTTTCGCAAGTGTGCGATCCTGACAAAGCATCAGTACAAAGATGATTTTTTCGGGTCCTCAAACACACCGTTACACGACACGATGCAGCTGATACACATTCAGAATCAGGGCATCGAGGAGGCTGTTAAAAATACGAGCACGTTCCGCTTTATGGCCCAGCTTTCCAATTTTGCGAAACCTGACGATTTAGCAAAGGAACGTGAGCGTTTCACAGCTGAGAATCTGTCGACGGAATCATCGGCGGGCGGGTTCCTGTTATTCCCGAACACATACAAGGACATCAAACAGGTCGACGTCAAGCCGTACACGGTCGACGCTGATCAGATGGAGCAGATCCGGCAGAACGTTTACAACTATTTCGGCGTTAATGAGGACGTGCTCCAAAATAAGGCGTACGGCGACGCATGGTCGGCGTTTTATGAGGGTGCGGTCGAGCCGTTTGCAATACAGTTCTCGGAGGCCGTAACAAAGGCGCTATTCTCCGAGCGTGAACGTGCTCAGGGTTCGGAACTCATGGCAACATCAAACCGCTTGCAGTATATGAGCAACGCCGACAAATTGAACGTGTCAAGCCAGCTCCTCGACAGGGGCATTTTTAGTATTAACGACGTCCGTGATATTTGGAATCTCCCGCACGTTGAGGGCGGAGACGAGAGAATCATCCGGGGCGAATACTATCCGGCAACGGAAAAGATCAACGGAGGTACAGACAATGCCGATGAAAGCGAATAGAGAATACAGAGACATGAGGCTCGATATTGTGACAAGGGCCGAGGATGACCAGGACTCCGCAGAGGAGCGCATGATCGTCAACGGTTACGCCTCGACATTCAACGAGCCGTACACACTTTATGAGGACGACGATCTCGTTTATAGAGAACAGGTCGACGCATCTGCATTTGATAACACGGACATGAGCGACGTGATCATGCAGTACAACCACGAGGGCAGAGTGTTCGCCCGTATTAGCAATAATACTCTGAGAGTCCAACCGGACGATCAGGGTTTATTTATTGAGGCCGATCTCGGTGGTACCGAGCTGGGACGCCAGCTTTTCGAAGAGATCGCCGGCGGATATACCGACAAAATGAGTTTTGGATTCATTGTGGACAAGGACGAGGAGCTGCGCACAGAGGCAGCCGACGGACGTGTCGACATACTCCGAACCATTACGGGCATATCCAAACTCTTTGACGTTTCAGCCGTGTCCATCCCGGCGAACGACGCAACATCTATTGCAGTTCGCAATCTGACAGACGGAGTGATCGAGCAGATCAGAGCGGAGAGACTCGAGGCGGAGAGGATCGAGACAGAGCGTAGGAGAGCAATCGTTAAAGCAAAGGCAATCATGTCAGGAGGTAACAAATGACAAAAGAAGAAATCATGCTCCTCGATTTTGAGGGCGTGGAAAACAGAGCAAGTCAGATCGTTGTCGAGCTGGCTGATGCTGATGCAGAGGGCATCGAGACTCTCAACGCAGAACTCGAAGCAATCGAGGAAAGAAAAGCCGTACTCAATGCAGAACTCGAGGAAAAGAGACAGGCTGCACAGGCCGTTGCAGAGGGTGCGGGCAAGGTAATCGAAACACGAAAGGAAGAGAAGAAAATGTCAATGGAAATCAGAAACTCTCACGAGTATATTGAGGCATTTGCAAAGTACGTTAAGACAGGTTCCGACAAAGAGTGCAGAGCGCTCCTGAGCGACAACGTGCAGAATGGAGTCGTTCCTGTTCCTACATTCGTAGGTGAGATCGTAGCAAAGAGACTCGAGGATTCCGAAATCCTCAGAAGAGTCAGAAGAATGAACGCAGCCGGCAACGTAAAGGTTGGATTCGAAATCGACGCTCCGGCAGCTGCTGCACACACAGAGGGCGGAGATCCTGTTACAGAGGAGGCACTCGTTCTCGGTATCGTCAACCTCGTTCCTGTTACCTATAAGAAGTGGGTACAGATCTCCGACGAGGCTCTTGATTCAATGAGCGGAGAGGAATATCTCAGATACATCTACGACGAGGTATCAAGAGGCATCATCAAGGCAGAGGAGAACGCAGTTGTTGCAGCTATCCTTGCAGCTCCACAGACCGCAACTGCATCAGCTCCAGCTGTAGCAAAGACCGGCTCTGCTGCTGGCGCCATCACGGATTTCGTAGACGCAAGAGCACTCCTGTCAAGCGCAGCACAGGATCTCGTTATTATCTGCACTCCGGCTCAGTACGCATCGTACAGAGGCCTCCAGATGGGAGCTAACTATGGCGTAGATCCGTTCGATGGCCTTGAGGTTCTGTTCAACGACACCGCAACAGCTCCAATCATCGGAGATCTGTCCGGCGTTATGATGAATCTCCCTAAGGGCGAGGCTATTGAGTTCAAGTATGACGACAAGACTCTCATGACATCCGACATGGTAAAGGTTCTTGGACGTCAGCCGGCAGCAATCGGCCTTGTAGGAAACAAGTTCTTTGCAAAGGTTAGTGCATAATGGCAAAGGTCGAATTACTCCATGATACGGTAGTTCGCTTTGCTAAAGGTACAGTTCTCGAGGTTTCCGATGCGGAGGCCTCGAGGCTCATTGCCTTTAATAACGCCGTTAGAGTAGAAGAGAAAAAGACCGAAGCAAAGACGGCAAAGAAAAAGAAATAGTTGTGAGGTAGTGCGATATGTTGGAGAAAGT